GTCTTGAAATGCGGCGCGGCGGCTCGTCGTGTACGCTGTGCCATTGTCTTAACTCATAACCCATTGCGTTGCCCCGGCATCCCCCATCGCCAGGATCATTTGTCCAAACTCCTGCATCGCCGGTGCCTCCCACTCTCGCTTGCCCATGAACTCGAACAGGCCCAACGCCATATTATTGCGTTCGTCAATCTGGACTTGGTGCAATTTCGACTGCTGCAACTGTTCCTCCGTCAGGCCCGACGCATACTTAAACCGGGCCTCCATGGTATTGCGAATTACCTGGTTCCGAACCTCGGCTAAGGCTACGCTATTAGCTCGCGTTTGCGATGCGTAATCCGACAACCCGGCGGCATATTGCGCGATGTACTTGTTCAAGGCGTCGATAATCCGCGTGCGTGCATCGACCGCGAACTTATCCGCAGCGTTACGCGCATCCAGCACATTGCGTTCCACGTCGAGATCGACGCGCCGGGCGTCTTGGAGTTCCCCAGCCAACTTGAATGTGTTGTCTGATTCCCATTGGTAGTCCCGTAAGGAGAATTGGCGAACATTCTCCAACATTCCGGCACACTTCACGGAGAGATCGGCCTGCCACTGCTTCAGTTGCAGCAGGGATTCGCGGACCCGGCGTAACTGCTCGGCCAACTTAAAGTAGGAATCGGCCTTCCACCGATGGGTATCCAGGTCTGCATTGCGAACGGATTGCAATTCGGCGGCCAACTTAAACAGGGAGTCCGCTTCCCACCGGTAGGTACTTAGTGCAGCGTTGCGGGCGTTCTGTAATTCACCCGAAAGGATATTCGAGTTATTTGCGCGCCACTCCTGCAATCCATGCCGCAAGCGGTAGACCCTATCCTTCCCATCGGCAACGGCCTTGCGTGCATCCTGCGCCCACGCAAAGGTCCGCTCCAAAATCACCCTCTCCTGTTCGAGTACCTCCATTCGGGCGCTGCGAATGTTGCCGTGCAAACCGGCGATGATCTGATTGGCCTGCATTGCCTGTTCGTATAGTCGGGCAGCCCAATCGGCCCGGTATTTCAATGCGTTATCCTCCACGCTATGCACGTACACTTCGCCGGCAAGGTACTTATCCCGCACGGAAGTCAGTTCGGCATACAAGCGGTGTTCATGCTCGATCTTCTCCCGGTTGAGCTTGTCCCGCAGTTCGGTCAATTGCTCGCCGCTTTCGCGAGTGTTGCGGGTAGTAATGTCCGTAATCAGCGACGAAGCGAAGAAGCCCCTATTGACCAACTGCTGCTTCTGCTTGGTCAGGTCGCTTGCCCACCGCTCGGTGATACGCGCCTGCTCGGTAGTGTCGAAGTCCACCAGCAGGTTGCGGGTGAGCCCGGCGTGAGTCTCGTAGTCCGCCAACATCAACGCCAGGATTCCTTCGTAGTCCGCAGTGTGGCCAGTCAATGCCGTATCCATATCCGTCAGCAATCCATCAGCCGTGCCACGCAGCGATTCCAATTCGGAGTCAATGTCATCCACCACGGCTAATGCCTGCGTGCGATAGCCGCTGTAAGCATCTTCCGCCTTGGGGGTAATCGCCTCCAGTTCGTCGCTAGCGGTTGCCGCTGCCGTTTCCATTTGCGTCAACTTTGCCTCAAACGCGCTGACATGCGAGGCCAAGTTTGATATGTCGGTCGCCTCCAGATCGTCGAGCGTATCCTTGTGTGTCGCTTTGTCGCTTACCAATAGCTCCAGTATTTCTTCAGCTTCAGCCTCCAATCCGTCGATTCCAGTTTGATCCCCGGCTTGGTCTGTTTCCATTTGATCCACAACGGTTTCGGCATTAGCGATCACCGCGCGAATATCGCTCTTGTCCTGGGCTTGATCCGCCTCCAGTTGCGAGGCTACGTTTAGTGCCGCATTTTCCAAGGTCGCCAGGGTAGCAACCCGGCTGTCATAGTCGGTGGAAAGCAGGGACAGAATAGCCCGCGATTCGGTTTCCAGCCCGGCCACTTCGGCCGCATGGGAATTGTAGTCTGTAACGAACTGTGTGGCGGTTGCAACCGCATCGGAAATGAAGGACGCTAAGCTACTGGCCTGGGTGGTCAAAATCGTGCCAAGCCGTGAAGCGTACTCATTGTAACCAGGTTCGAGTCCGGCTAATGCCGTCACGATGTTGTTCAGTTGGGCGGCCGAAGCGTTGAATCCGGCCACGGCATCGGCGGCAATCACATTACCGTGCCATTCCACTTGGTTTACAATTGAATCCAGCGTGTTGACATATAAAACTTCGTAAGTGTTGAAGTTTGCAGCCATACGGTTCAGGTGGCTCTGCGTCTTCGCCAAAGCATCCGACCAGCACAATACCACGTCGTCGTACTGCCGATCGTTGGCATTACGAGCTTCGTTAAACATCGTAGTGTAGGAACTCAGAATTGCAGCCAGGGCTTCTTGGGCCTTGAATGAATTGCGCACAAGGTCGAATTTTCTCAGTGGCGGCTTGTTATCATCGTCCTCTACGCCGTCAACCTTCCACCCCTGCGCCAGCAGCCACGGCACTTCGGTTTCTGGAATGTCACTAACGTCTTCCGATTCAAACCACGCCTCCACACTAGGATCTGAGGCTTGGGTCATACTCCAATTAGTCCATCCCCACGGAGGATACACGACTTCCATAGCTGACATTGTCATCGGTTAATTCTCCTATTCGTAGACAAAGACCAGTTCAACGCTTACGTCGGAAGCCTCGCCGCTGGAACCGTTCGCCGTACAGATGATCTCCAGGTCATCCCCGGTCTCAATCTTGTAGGCCCCGGTGGCAACGGCCACCTTGGAGTTCCATGCCCAGGTTCCCGACGTAGCGGAGATTTGCGGGCCTTTGTTTGTGTCTTCGCTGAACACATCGACGGAGTCCACCTGCACGCCAAACTTTGGCTGTGCCGTATCGTCGGCCGTGCGCTGGGTAACCGCCATCGCGACCAAGTGGGCCGGGCCGCCACGCCAATTGAAATATCGCCGCGAAATATCCGCCAGCAATTCCTCCGTCACTTCTGAGTCGCCCACGCCATCCGCATCCGCATCCGAGTCGGGGATATACCACGGCACCAGGTAGGAGCCTTCGATCTGCAACCGCACCGTTTCCGCCAGACTGGGCAAACCGTGGGCAAGTTCCGTAAGGTCCTCGCCGGTGTCCAGCGTTGCGCCTCGCACGTCGATGTACGAGTTCGTGGACACCTCTTCGACGATTCCGTAATAGGCCGTGCCGTCATAGGTGTAGCGCAGAGGCAGGCCAACCTCCATGTTCGTTGTGTCGGATATTAGGATTCGGCTGGTACTGCTTGGCGTAGCGGTGTAATCGTCAGTGCCCACTATGTTCCAACCGCTTGCCACACTGGTCAATGCCGCCGCTTCCAGGTCGTCAACCACGTAGTCCTTGAGGTCGGACATGGTAGTTTTCAAGTAGCCGGTCCCCGAACGGTAGCTCAACATCTGATCCCCGGCAACGGGATCGGTATCGGTAGTTTGATCCCACACCCGGCTCTGCACATAGTTGCTCAGGTCCGACGCCCCGATATACATTGCCGTGTCAACACGATCAACCAGAAACAGATCGGTATCCACGATCGGGTCGGCATCCGATTGGTCCCCAACGTAAGCAGCGATCTTGTCGTTGATATGGTCGGCTACGTCCCCAAGTGTTTTCTGCTTTGGCGTACCGTCTTGCAGTAGAAGGTAGTTCGCATCGGCCAGCGTGGCAGCGCCCAGTGCATCAATTGTCAGCACGGAGGTTTGCAGCACGCTGCCTTCACCGTCTTGGGTAAGTGCGTAATCGCTTAGGGTATCAACGTCGGTCGCAATCATCGCGTCGGATCGGGCCAGCATCACTGCATCCGTGCCAACTACCGGGTCTACCAGCGATGCCGATTCGGTCGCCGCCACCTTGTCACCGATGTACGCGGCCAGCACATCTATGTCCGCCTTTTGCTCTGTTCCAGAACGGAAGAGAATGAAATCGTCGCCGGCAGCTACCGGGTCAACCGCGCTGGCATCGTCCAGGGCCGAAACCGCATAAGCGGCCAAGACCGCGCCGGTAGCTGTCTTTTGCACGCCACTTCGCTCGACGATGAGTATGTCGGTCCCCAGTGTCGGGTTCACTGCGGCTGAATCCATGGCTGTGGATATTACGTCCGAAGAGATCGCGGACTCCACGTAAGTTGCGATTCGCGACGCAGTAACATATTTCGCGGTGCCTAAGTGAGTGGTGTAAATCTTGTCGGCATCACTGAGCGACGTTGTGGGGCTTAGCGTGCCGAGATACGTACTAAACTGATCGTGTACCCGTTCCGCCACATTGGCAAAGGTGTTTATTTTGGCGGTTGTACCCTGGACGATCAAATACTTATCGCTGTCAGCCAACGTGGCGGTACTAAGTCCGCTGATATTGAGTATTCCAGATCGGAAGTCCTCGTAGTCCATTGTTCGCAAGGCATTTGCCCGCCCCAACACTACGAGGTCCGATTCGGCAAAGCTGGTCAATGGTGTTCCCGACGCGGTTGCCAACTCTTGCGTTCCGACATACGAGGAAAGCACGTCGATGTCCATCAGCTTTTCCGTGTCGGAACGGAAGAGGACTATATCATCTCCCGTGGTGGCCGGGTCAACCGCATCCGCATCGCCCAGCGTCGTAACCGCATAGGCAGCAACCACCGCCCCCGTGGCCGTCTTTGCCGTGCCGCTCCGCTCGGCGGGCAGTACATCAGTTCCCAGCAGGGGATCAACAGCGTCGGAATCAAAGATGGTTTCCGTCACGTCGCTGGAGATCGCCGATTGCACGTAAGTTGCAATTCTGGAGGGAGTGACATATTTTGCCGTCCCCAGTTGCGTGGTGTATAGCTTGTCCGCACTACCGACCGAACTGGCAGCACCCAACGTGCCCAAATAGGTCGAAAACTGATCGTGTGCCCGATCGGCAATGTCTTCCCAGGTAGTCTTCTTGGCTGTTGAGCCCTGGACGATTAGATACTGATCGGCTTGCGTCAATGTCGCTTCGTCAAGACCGGAGATGTCCAGGGCATCGCCCTGCATACCGGTCAAGATGTAGGTGGCAACCGTGTCGATGTCCAGTTCGTAGACCGTACCAGAACGGTTGACCAGGAACTTGTCGGCAGCCGTGCCTGGGTCCGCCTCCGTGGCTACACCCCAACCTGAAGCCACGCAATAGGCCGCCAGATCGTCCAGGTCCATCAGCTTTTCCGTGCCGTCTCGTTCGGCCACCAGGTTGTCTCCGGTGGTCGGATCGGCCGCGTCGGACCCAAGCAACTCGTCTATCACGTACCCGGCAATAATCGACGAAGTGCAGTCCTTCACCGTAGTCTGCCGGCAGACGAAGATTTCCGTTCCCACCAGCGACGATACGCTGGGGTTTCCGTCGGCTCCAATTACATATCCCATTGCCTTATCTCCAATTTCCCGCTTCGCGGGACTCGATTGTAATGTTCTCGTAAGCCCACTGGGTGGTTGCCCTCAACCAAACACACATCCACATTCCGCGAACCCGCGGATAGCGAGTGTTCGCCCTGCCCGCCCCCCAAGTCGCCCCCGAAGACGTATATTTTTCCGCCCCGGCAATATCTTCGTCCTGGTAGGCTTCGATGGCGAGCTTCCCCCGGTCACATGCCTGCTCGGCTGTTTCGCCGGTAATGATTCGCCACGTCACGGTTCCGCTGCTGGCCGCGACCATGCCGTGTATTCGCGTCAGCAGGCCGAACGTGTCCGGGCCCGCCATTCTCATGGGGCCGATCAACACATGGCTTTCGATGTTTTCCCCGTCGTCGTCGTCGCCGCCCACGTAGCGAATCGTCCCGTCGGAACCGGCCAGCAACACCTTCCCCTCGTGCCAGGCAGTCGTCAGCGGTTGGTGGGTAGACTGAAAGCGTTCCGGCCAAAAGCCCTTCCGAACCAGATCGAAAAAGAAATGCGTGCCTATCCCCGACTCGGGCGTGAGGAAGATGTATATGCCGCGTTCCGCCGGAGAGTAGATGAGCGATACCGTGGTGGTAGACGTATCCACGTCGCGCAACTCTTCGGGCAACCGATCCTCGCTGAGTGATTGCAGTCCGTCCCCGCTGGAGGCCACCATCCATAGCCCGGTGCTGCCCAGGAATACCGCTGCATACCGCACGGGGGTATCGCCCACTTGCGCATCCAGGATGTGGCACCACGCGGACGGCCCCAGGCAGCCGATCCCGCGAGATATATTCCTCAGTCCGCCGTCGGCCGCCGGGTCGCCGGTCAATAGCCACAGCCCCCACTCGGTTGCCGCCAATAAGGATTGATCGTGAAAGGGAATCAGGGCGGTTGGGTGCGCCCCCATTTCGGCGGCTTCAGCAAGTTGAAACACTAGCGGACGGCCAGAGTCGCCCACGTCGGCCCCACAATCCCAATCGGTAAGATTGCCTTGTCGGGACATATAGATGGCGTTGTCTTCGCCTGCCACCACGAGGCGGGCTCGATAGGCGCAGCCGAGCGTGGCGTCCACCGGAACAGTGCCGTCTTCGGCGGTCAAGGTATCGACCGCTCCAGTAGTGAGGTCCATTTGCGTCACTGACCCCGTGGAAGCGATTGCATATACGCTTCGTCCGGCACCAAAAAGAGTACATTGGCTGAAACTCCCCGCAGGCACGCTTCCCGCGCCCACTAAGATGTCATCCTCGGCTTCGGTTTGAATAACGACTCCGGCTCCCGTCAGCAATTGTCCCGTGGGGGTGGAATAATCTCCTCCACTAAACACGCCGAGGGTTTCGTCGGAAATCGCTGCCAGCTTATTGACTGCCCCATCTTCCGTGACAATTGGTATCGAGACGAGCCCAGCGATTGTCTGCCCGCTCAGGTCGGTCATCCACTCGGTCAGCCCCGGCCGAGACCCGCCGCGAATGCGACGGGCCAGATGATCTTCCGGGCGAACATTGCACGCCCATGGCGAGGGGAAGGGCGGCTGAAAATCCACGGTGACACGGTGTTCGCGACGGCGTTCTACGCCACGGGTCGGGAACCGTAACTCACGTTTTTTGAATCGGGGTGGCATCCATGCCTCCGTACCAATCGGTTTTCCAAGGTCGTTGTTCTGCACGCGGCAACGCGGATTCCATTTTCAGTGCTGCCAAGGTAACGAACCGGTAATTTCGCACGCCCCCGTCAAAATCATTATACTCCTGAATCAGGTCTGACAAATGAACATTATGGTACGGAGAAAACACGTACCACGGCTCGTAGCCAAGGGTAATCGGATCACACTCCGCCGCCCCCTCGATTGCAAGAGCCAGTGCCTTATCCTCCCCCATAGACAACTGCTTGTCGTATCCACCCGCGTTCCAAAACGTATCCACGCGAATGCCCCACGACGATTGGCAGCACTTATCTTTTCGATCCTCTCGGCTAAAAGTTTCGTGTTTGTGCAATCTGTAGTCATCGTCTAGCATCAAAAACTCCGACGGCCGGCTCCAATCGGCGTTTTCCAACGCGGCGGCCGTCGCCTGCAAGGCCCACGGAAAATACAGATCGTCATCATCCCAGACAACCAAAGCGTCGGTATCATCCGAGGCCATTTCCGCGCACGCATTCCGCTTCGCCCCCAGTGTGGGAAAACGAGCCGAAGTAACGATTTCCCACCGATCCCCGGAAGCTCCCACGGCACAGGGCGAATCGTCGAGGATAACCATGTGCCGATTCTGGTAGCTTTGCTGCTGAAAACACTCGATCATGTGGCTCAGTAGAACCGGCCTACGGTAAGTGCAGCAACAAACAGTGACTTTTAATCCCATCGTGGATTCTCCTTGCCCATTGGATGCCGGATTCCAGATACGTCGGGATAATGTTCCACCCAATCGCGTTGCAGCGGCCAGGCATCCCACGGATCAATCTTGCGGAACGTCTGTGTTGGCAGATGTGACCGCCACAATTGAACCTTTGGTGCCAACATCGCCGCAGTGAACGAAAATGTGCTGTTGGGTGCCAGTATCACATTGCAGCGCGAAAGCAGATACCAGTCGGGGAAGAAGTCCATCTGCCACGGCTCTCGAACTTTCAGATCGTGCCGTAAGTACGAATAGCCATCCATTGGCTTGCCGGAGAGGGAAACACCGAGGTCCGCTGTGGTAACTGGATCATACTCGCGAAAGACATCCACGATCTTCGGGTCTTCGGCGGCGATAAACAGCTTGGGACGCACCAGCCCTTCCCAATGTGAATCCAACCACTTTTGATACCAGTTCAGCGGAGTAATCGGAAAGATCATCCGACCATAATCCCCAAGGCGATAATGCAGACCGACCCATGTATGTTCATCCGGTGCCATCGTCTCCGTGGCCGCTTGCACCTGTTGCAAAGCGCCCCCTGATGGTGCGAACAACAGCCGTACCGCGTCCCGCTCCTCTTCGCTATACCAGCCGGTGTGGTGTTGAGCGTATCCCCGGAACTCGTGATTGACTATCTCCGCGCCTTCAGGCGCAACCGGGTGGCTGTGCGGACCATCCGACAATACCTCACGGTATGCCGGCAGCCGCGCCGTTATTGGAGGATTCACCGCATCCAGCAAATGATTGCCAACCCAGGGAGGCAATTGCAACTCGCATCCATACCGGCGAGCATAGCAAGCCAGAAAGGCGTATTGGCAAAGCTGGTTTCCCCAGCGGCCGTGCCGCCCGAACTGCGAAAACGTGATAACTCCCATTATTTTCCTCGCTTTGTCATCCAGACCATGCCGCCACTCCTCCACATCTGAAATTCCAAACAGTGAGTGTCGCGGAACTGTGCCAACCAGCACAAACGAGCCGTGGCCGCCTCTTCGTTATGCCTCTTCTCCATCGCCCAGAAATGCAACTCCATCGCCACATACTCCGCGCGACGGAACGCGACTTCCGCCAGCCTATCGTTAAGCAGCACCCCCTCTGCGGCCTCCACGTCGATCTTCAAGGCATACTTTCGCTTCTCGTCCCGCAATAGTTCGCCCAAAGATATGGCCCTTACGTTTACCCGGTGAAGCGACTTGCAGGACTCCAGCGATTCGCGACTGTAACCCACTTGTTCTGAATGGTAGCAATGCTTCCCCGGGTCATCCGATACGCGGTGATAAATCGGGCCGTTGCCCAATGCCGCGTGCATAATGTTGACTCCCTCAATGCCCTGGCAGACCCCTTCCAATGTTGCAAAATTATCAGCATCGGCTTCAACTGCGATTATCTCCGCTTTCGGATGGCAATGCTTGGCCCACAAAGTAAAGATGCCGCGGTTCGCCCCGATGTCGTAGATAGCCTCGGGAGATGCTATCAACCGCATCCGGTAATTGTCCCGCGCGACAACCTCGCGATAGGTATAGGTTTGTTGGAATGGCTCCAAGCGTTTCAGTAAATCGGTCATGGTTTCGTCAATACAATTACATCGTCGGGGGTATCATTTCCCAGAAGCCTCATCGCTGGTTCTTCCGGCCAGTCCTCCAACATATCCTGCATGTCCATCCATGTCGGCCACTCTTCCGGCCGATGATTGTCGCCCGGCGGATTCATCAGCAAGCGGGCGTCATCAATTAGGATCACGTCCGATTCGCGCAATCCGCCGATCTCCTGCAATTCCCTCAAGAGCGGGCATTCCACTGCATACCGCGGCCCGGAACCGGACCAATGCCCATCCAACCACCACAGCGTTGGACCAGTCAGTTGCGGAAGGATCAAGGGAATTGCGTGAACCGATTGCGCCAACATAGTGGTCACGTTCTCGCAGTCCTTGAGCGTGTGCCTCGCGCGGACGTATGCGTGAGGGCTGACCTCGATAGTCCACAGCTTTTGAAACCACTCGGCACACTGCTTGGTTGTGCGGCCGTTGGCAGTGCCGGATTCAACGAAGCACGTCAATCCGTACTCTTGCCTGAGTTTATTTGCTTCATCAACAGGGAAGCTCATCCCATTTGCTCCATGTATTGGATAATCTGTCGGCACACGCCGTCGTGGGTAAAGTAATCTTCAAGCAATTCCCCGGCGCGAGCCAACATCGCTTGGCGTTGGCCCATGGAAATCGCCCGTAAACGATCCGGCAGTTCCGGCAATTCCGATTCGTGACACAATACGGCAATCCGCCGCCAATCCAACTGATCCAGATATGGCAGCCACGGCTCATCGTAGATGTATACTGGTATGGTCCCTAAGTGCATCATCTCGTAGAGCCGGTAGCTTGTCTTACCGTAACCTCGTGGTGCCAATCCAAACCAGCTTGAAGCGGCAATATCGCAGAACTGCTGATGGCGAACCCTTTCGCTTGACGACCAACTCATCATGTGCTGTTCTCGAATCACACAGTCCTTTTGCCCCTCGAACGCTTCCGCCATTTTCCGCCGTATGCGGGTTCCCACTCCGTTGAGATTGGAACTCGATCGTCTAACCGGGCGCGGTTCCTCGGGGCCGCCCGGAGAGAGATTGCCCACAAACGATGCCAGCACGGTCTTATCCATCGTTGGTCCTTCCTCTAACTCACACAGCAATGGAATGGCAAAGTCTCCGGTGCCCCCGGAGGAAAACACGAGCATCTTGCGGGGCACGTCCTCATAGATTCCGTCCGCTCCTCGCGATACGGTAAAGCACCGATCGCGGGGAAGCGTCTCAATGAATTGCTCCACGGCCGGCACACGACGGAATCCCTCTCGTGGGTTCTCACAGTAGCCGACCATGGCATTATTCCACCAGTACACCGGCACGTAAGGCATTGGCGGATCAACAGCATTGACCCGCAACCAATTGTGAAAATGTTCCTCGATATTCCAGCCCCGCCCCCGGTCCATGCCGGGTGACATCCGCTTCGCTTGCAATTCATTTGGAACGTCTATAATCATCTGGCTTCCGGTGGCAAAAGTGGCACTGGAATATCCCCGCAGTCCGCGCCAAACACTATCGTTTCCCTTGGCAATCGCTCGTAAGGCCCGTCATCTCCCCTGGCAACCGTGACATATCTTCCCGGCGGCAGACCGTCGAGAAAGTCCTGAACTTCAGGAACCGCTCGAATTTCCTTGTGATGCTCGCGAACCTGCTGCCGAACACCGTTCATCCACCAGGTAACGGGAAGAAACGTCCACGAAGACTTTGCTTGCTTGGTTTCCTTCCAATCAAGCATCGCCTCTTCACAATTTCTACCCCGCGTCCGGCTTAGGCTTTGCTGGCTGCGGTTCTGTAGGCTTTTTGGTACTGGGATCACTCGCATCATACCCCCATTCCTCTAGTTCCTCTCGCAACAAGTCCGTCAACAGCGCGGCCCCTTTGTCATCCACGAAGTCTCGCCACTTGCCAGACTCGGCTTCGTGGACGTGTCTTGGTGCTAAAAGGGTGTTTCTGTCCTGCACTTTGAGATTATTAGCGATGGCTCGATTCACCCGCACACTATGAGCCTCCAGTATTGTCTCGCGACGTTCGGGCGTCACCTGCGGGCCGCGCAAATCCTCTGCCACCTTGAATAAGCATTCCGGGTGAGCAATCGTGTTCTCATAACGCAACACGGGAGAATTGGGGTGGGCTTGCATCCAAGCTCGCAGGGTCCAAATAAACTCCTGATAACGGGCCACGTACTGGTAAATGTCTTCTTGCTCCATGCAGGTTACGTCCGGATAATGGGACCGCCAGTAGGACACGATGGCATCCCGCCAATCGCGCACCGTGCAAACCACGGGAATGGCCGGCGAGATGTCGAAGAAGCAATGCGTGCGAATCACCCCTTTTTCGTAGATGTCGCTCATCACTTGCCAAGTGAAGGTACTCGCCGATCTGGGCACCCCGAAAATAACCAAGTTCACCGTGTTGCGGTTGACCGGATAAGAAGTCTCAAGATGCTGGTTCGGGATAAATTTCCGCACGTTTACTCTCTTTCGTACAGTAGGTTATAAGAAAACTTCGTGTGTAACTTGAATCCGGGTATCAAGGCTTCCAGTTCGGTTTGAGTCAACTGCCCGTCGTAGAGGATTTGGTCGTGACATTCCATGTAAATCCATCGTACCTTGGGAAGCGTCTCTTGGCCGCCCTTTAGCACTTCCCCTTCGGCACCCTGCACATCCATCCAGATTAAATCTATCAGGGGACAGCCCCAATGTTCCGTACAGGAATCCAGTTTGCTAGTACATACCACAATTTCGTTGTCGAAGTGGCACCAGGGCGAATAGGACAAGTGCCCAGTCGGCTTGCACAGCGACCCGCTCTTGTCCCAGTCGTCCACGTCGGGACGGTTTGGCGGCTGCCCGCCCGACTGATAAAATGTCGCCGTGCCGTCATGGTTGGATATCGCATACTCAAAGAGACATGCGTTGGGCCTCTCCCCAATTCGCTCGCGCCACTTGGCTGCCGCCCGCGGGTCCGGTTCAAAGGCAAGTAGCCTGGCTCCACGTTCCACGAAACGAGCGCTGTCTTCACCGTCATTAGCGCCAATCTCCAAAACCACCGGATGTGGTTTACCCAATAACTCAAACGCTTGGTCTGGGCTAAGATCAGACATGGCAATACTCCGGTTCAGGGGTCACTTTTGAGCCCACTTCCAAGAGAAAGTCTTCCCATCGGCGGGTCATAACTTCGGCCGTATAGTTCTCGCTGGCCACATTAAATGCGTGCTGAACATCAACGGTATGGCTCGCACTGACGATTGCGGCGGCAAGCTCTTCGGGTTGCGGATTCTCCGACACCAGACATACCACCTTCCCCCAGCGATCATGCAAGTCCTTCATCGCCGGAAAAGGAGTAGTTACCACTGGAGTTCCGGCAAGCCAGGCTTCCAGGGGCACCAGGGGCATTCCCTCGGATTCACTGGGCAGGCAGACAACATCCGCTATCTGGAGCAATCCGCCGATGTCCGGCGTGGCCCCGCAAAATATCATCTTCCGGCCGCTCTGCTTCGCCATTTCCACGGAAATCGACAACTCAGGCCCTTCGCCGCAGATCACCGGAACCCAGTTGTCCGGCAGATGGGAGCAAGCGGAGATCAGCCGGTCGGGCCGCTTATTCCGTGTCATGCGGCCCATCTGCAAGACAATCTTGCTATCCGGCCGCAAATCCCATCGTTCCCGGTAGAATTCCGGGGTATGCAGGGGCACCAGGCGATCCGGGTCCGCACCGTTTTCGATCACTCGAACCCGGTCCCGGTACTCTGGAGGGTATCCGCGCGCGGCGGATGCACTCACTGCGGCGTAGTGAGTGACTTGTTCGCACATCCTGTCCAAGTACGGGGGCACCTCCTTTAGCTCCGGCGAATTGTGGGCAACCTCGATCACGGGGCCTGCAAACTCCCCGATAACCTGCCGAACGGCATCGTTTCCCCACGTAATCACCGCATCGAACTGGACCTCTTCCGTAGGCACCAAAAGCGGGATTCCCAGCCGCCGCGCTTCGCTCACCATGATCCGGTGGTAGCTGCGGGTGCAGGCATAAATGCCAGCCACATCTACCCGTTGAAAATGCTTGCAAAGCGTGAGGATCCACCATTCGGCACCACCGAGACCCAATCCCGGAGTCAAAAACAACACTCGCATAATACACACCCTCTGCGGGCAAGGACCAAAATTGGTCAGGACAATGCGACGGAACCCTCGTTGAGCATGATCTGCCAACGGTACGAACTGCTGCCGATTGGAATTGACTCCAATTGCACCAATTCTCGCACCGCATCGAAGGTCATTGCGGTGTCGCCATTCTGGTTTACCGCACTGGCCGCCGTAACAACCCGTGAACCACCACCCCCGACCGAAACCGCAACCAGACTAAGTTTCTGGCCGGGTCTGGTCGGAGTCGCCAGGGTGTTGGTTTCCGACGCCGAAGCAACGATAGTAAACGGAACCATTAAGTTCCAGCGGTCCACTACGATAGCGTTTCCCGTTCCGGGATCGGCCTTCTCGTAGGAGGACATCATCAAGTCATGGGGAAGGCGATGACCACTCATTTTTACTCTCCGAAAAAGAACAATTAGTTGTCAGAAGTTTACGGCGGATAGCCGTCGTATCGGGTAAGCCCCGTGTTGGTGAAAAGATGGTCCTCGGAGTCAAACGCGGGACCGTCGGAATAATCATGGTTGATGCCAAGCGTATCGGGACACGCCACCTGTCGGTCGTGCGACACGGCCGCCGCCAAGCATTCCGTGAATCGGGCTGAATGTAAATCGCCGGTGTCGTGAAGCTTCTGTTCAGCCGCCGCTAGGCAGGCTTCCAGGTACAGTTCGCCGTACGCATCGCCGCCGGGCGGAGTAGTGTTTGATTCGTCGAGCCCCGGTATCGCAATCCGGTAGCGGTAATTGAAAGTGTAGGCGGCGTCCGGCGTTGGGCAGAGGAGCATCTCGTATTTCGTCGCCGCAGTCATGTCGATCGCCTTGGGCCGAATGGCGAACTTTCGCGGATAGCCGGAACTGTAGGTGTAGGTCAACTCCTTGAGTACCTGCTGCACGGCTATCCGCACTACAACGCTTCGCAGTAGGGATTGGCCCGTGGCGTAAGTTAATCGCCCCTCGATGTCCATGAAATCGTCTGGCATATCGTACACGGTGCGGCCAAGGCTGAAGGTAGTCGCGGCATTAGCATCGACCGTGGTGTCGTCTAAAATGATCTCCGTGTCACCGCTGCGCGTCGCCACCGAATAGGTGCCGGACTCGATTGTCAGATGCCCCTGAATGGCCCAGGACGGCCAAGTGCCGCCAGTGAGCGTGACCACGCCATCGACGACCTCGACCGTCCCTGTGGTGTAGGGAGCTACCGTAGAAAAGGAATCATTGGGGCGCAAAAACGACCATTCATGGGCGTATTTTTCGCGGGGCAGGGGTGGTGGATTCAGCACCTTTCGGATGCCGCTTTTAAGCACATCCTCCACGTCGATATACTCTTCTGAACTGGACTCCCATTCGCTCGGGTCGCGGCCGTAACCGAGGAAGCGGCCGATTTCCCGGCGCAGCGACCCGTAGGTCACGGTCAGATCGGCACTGGTGGACGAACTGGCAGCCGCAAACTGATATTCGCGACGGTAGGTGTTGCCGCCGTATACGAATTCCGCCCAGCCCGTATAGGCAACGCCCTCCACGGAATCGAAGGTATACGAGTAGATGCCCGCCGATTCCTGAGTCATGTCCGTACCATCGGCGACCACTACCGCATCGGTGTCGTCACGCTTGACGCCATACGTACCATCAGCATCAGAGAGCTTGGCCGTTGTCGGGTCGGTCAAGACTCCATTTACCTTAAATCGGGCTCGGATCGTCCTTGATCCCATTGTCGATTCCTATTCGATTGTGATTTCGTCTGCTTCGATTTCCACGTTGACGGTCTCCGCCCCGCCGCCTGTAGGAGCCTCTTCCAGTGCGTTCTCGGTAAACCGATACGTGCCGTCATCGTCTTCCAGTGTGTCAGCCAGCTTGTCCGTCTGCGTCTTGATACCGTCGATAGCGGTCTTGGCGGTGTCCTGCTTCGCCTCCGTGGCGAGTCCGCTCGTATCCGCTTTGCTGGCCGTGCGACTATCGCTGTCGGTTGTGACCTCTTCGCCATCGAGGGTTGCCTTCACGTCGCTGCCGGTAAAGTTCAGCCCGTCGGTTTTGGCCTTGATCTCGCCTACATCAGCCTTGCTTGCCGTGCGGCTGTCCGAATCAGTCGTCACGGTATCATTCACCGGATCAAAGTCATGCAAGTTGCCGATAAGCGTTGACGCAGTGCCGGCCACGTCGGGAACCGCCGTGTTGTAATCGCCGGTACGCCGGGCGTAGTCGCCCTTGATGGTAGCCGCATCGGCAGCGGCGTTCGTGGCTTGCGTGGCAGCTACACCGATATTGACGTTGTCGGGAGCCGTGGTATTGAAGCCCGTCGCAGTGAGACAAGCCGTGAGCGTCGAGCCGGTCCCAAGTGCCGTCACTACAGCGGCAGCGTCATGTGTCGAGAAGCCCGTGGCGGTAAGGCAAGCAGTGAGCCAGTCGCCGGTCCCAAAGGCCGTGACCACGGCAGCGGCATCGTGAGTGCTGAAACCCACAGCCGTTATGCAGGCTGTAAGCGTGCTACCAGTTCCAAGTTCCGTTACCACGTTGGCCGCAGTATGGGTGCTAAACCCCGTCGCCGTTGCCCATGTGCTATCGCCGTGTGTTTCGAGGTTGCCCAGCGCGGTCGCTACAACGCCCGCAGCATCAGGAACTACCGTGCTCCAATCACCCTTGCCGTCCAGCGAGCTTGCAGCAAACGTAGCTGCCACTAGAGCATCCGCAGCAAAGGCATCCGCACTGAACGCCCCTGTTTTGATCGACGCGGCTGTGATGATGTCAGCGGGAAGCTCAACTGAATTCATGCCAGTTGAGAGTAAACTGAACCCAGTTTTGCCCCAATCACTCAGAGCCGAATCACACTCGGCGTTGATCTGGTCCACGGTGTAGCGGGCATCATCATTGATAGTACCGCCACCCGCAACGAATCCACCAACCACGTTATCCGTTATGTTCCAGAATCCGTGCATCCCGATTGTGCCAGCCGTACTAGTGGCAGCAATGGTTAGCCTGCCGCTCCCGTGCAAGTTAATCTTATCAGTTCCGTTCGCTCCGAAGTTCGCAATCTCCAAGCCACCAGCCCAATAAGCGAACATCGCCGTGGTGTTTGCAACAGCCGCTCCGAAGTCGAATATCGGAGCCGGAGCCGGACCCTTGGTATAACAATCAACCATCCGGTATGTTGCAGCACTGAGCAAAGTGATCGTCGAGCCGCCATCAAATCCACACAGCTCGAAAGTGCATTCAGCATAGGAGCCCGTGTCGATCTCACACCTACAGAAGTGATTGCCGGTGCCGCTGGATACTCCCGATACCCTTGCGTCCTCGAAGTGACAGCCAGAGATAGCCTGTGCGCCTAATGCAAGAGTCCACTCGTTGCCTTCCAACGTGCTATTCGTGAGTCCGGCAGTTAGCGTAATTGTCTCCCCGTTGATGATATGGAAGCGGCTCATACCATTCGCGGAACCGATGACAAGAGCGTCAGCCCATGGACACGGATTGCCTGCTGTCCCGTTGACAAGGAACTCTGTCCCAGAGGTGCCTGCGGCCTTGACCCAAATAGCGCCGTTTTGGTAGCCGGAGGACTCCGAAACCACGGAATAAGAGCAAAAGATTCTATCAGTGGCGAGCTTTGTTCCGTCAGTCGAGTAGAATCGTAAATGAACCAAGCCGAGATTTGCACCCGTTCCGACGTGAGCATTTGTCAAATCGAAAACTTTGGGAAACACAGTCGAACCACTGGCTCCGTCTATCGAATCCACTTGTTCCCAGCCAGACGTGCCAAAGTTGTAGGCGTGAACGGTATAAGTGTCGCCTTGAGCGTTGACGTATCCCTGCCACGTCACCGTAACAGGTACACCGCTACCACCGACATCGAAGATGTAATAACAGTCGGTCGTTCCGCCATTAGGTTCCAGGTCGTGCGTCGTGCCGTTCAGTTGATGCGTAGAGTCTTCGTCGTTGTTTTCGTTTGTGCCTGTGGTGATTACGAATCCACCATCGGCAGCCAACGCCGTGGTACTGATCGCCGCCGTACCGCTTGCGATTTTCTTCACACTCGACAAAATCGCGTCCATATCCAACCCGCCAGCATCGCTGACCGGCAGGCCACCAGCAGCGTCGGCAGCGGCATCGGGAATTGCACCACCTCGAACGGCAAGACCGCCCGTTGCTCCAGGGGCGGCGGCAGGCAAACTATCCACCGTACCAGTAGGCGTGCCCACGTCGAAGAAATGCTCGAAGCCGTCGGCCAGTTGTGTTCCAGTCTGCGTGAGTAGGTGACCGAGAATTTGCAGCAGGTCCACTTCGAGGTTATCAGTTCCGCCTACCAGCGAGTCGTAAATCTTAGCCGGCAGAACGTCCAGGTGAACCGGTGCGGCAACGTAGGTAGTCTTGCTTAGCTGGATTGTCGCAACGCCTACTGCTGAAATGTCGCTGGTCGTCAGCACCAACTCATACATCCCGACCTCTTTGTGAGTCAGGGTTGCCGATCCGTTCAGGGCTGCGGGCGTGCCGTTGTTCTTGCAGATTTTGAGGTCGCCAACCGCCGCACCCGTATATTCATCCCCGTCCGTATCCAGGATTGGACCGAAAAGGATTGTCTTTGCTGTAGCTAATTTTGCGTACATATCAAGCCCCACAGGATACTAAAAAACGGCGGCGACGGTTGCCGGTTGCCACAGCTACATACTGATCCGCTCCAATGTCCCAGACCACAGCCGCCGTGTGCCTGTCGTAATTGTCAATATCGAACTCTACATCAGCCGGCACTTGCCCAAGGTCCACGCCAACCCCAATCGCATCGGCTCCGGCTTTCAGGTGGAGGTCTTCGCTGCCGCCAACAGTCGAAACAAATTGGTCGGCAACCGCCTTACCCGTGAGCGAATTGGCCCCCGGTGCGGTCAAGTCGGTCGATAGATTATTCGATGCGACATTCGGAGCCCCGGCAAAATCAGTACCGTTACCGACGCTTATATTATTGCGAACGGTTGTCGCGGTTTCGTCCTCGTCTGAAATGCCCTCGCCAGCAACATTGTAGACGGTCGTGTTCAGGACGTAGGAATCCTCGGCGTAGCCACCCAGCAGCACGCCATGACTGCTTGCACGCGGGATGTTCAGCACGATGCAGTCGAGAATTATTGCATCATCGCGATAACCGCATATGCCGATGTGGCCTGTGCCTGTGCCCTCCAAACCCACGCCATCGACTATACAGCGGACAACTCTATCCGTACCGTTCCGGGCTAGGTGTATTCCTTTTCGCGTGGCCAGCGTGCCCGCTGCGGTGGGCTTTATTACGATGCCCCGCACCTCGAACGGCTTCGCGCATGCCGACACCTCAAACACGCCGGCCGTATTGCTGCCAGCGGTGAATGTAACACCCGTGCCCGCCGTGCCGTCGTGTTCCTCGCCGTCGGCTGCCTTTATCAAAATGGCATCGGGCGTCTCATCATCGTAGCGTACCACCTCCGCGAAATCGCTATCGTCATAGCAGTCGCCAACAGCATCGTTTCCCGCCCCGCCGGCCGCACCGCCCAGGGCCGCTTCGTGGAGCGTAGCGGTGGCATAGTCCCTGGTTGGGGCACCATCCGAACCAATCTTTTTTGTGATGGTTGCCATCAGTCGATTACCGCTGTCAGGGATTTTGCAACTACGATGTCAGCACGCCGGAAACTGCCCTTGCGTCTGCCGTCCACGCTCCTGCTTTTGTCGCGGATATCGTCTCGCGTCTTGGCTGAGATACCCGGCAACTCGCCCCACTTGACTTGGTGCTTGCGTTTCTTGACCATCTCACCCTTGTCATTAAGCAACGGAGCCACCAATTCGTTGGCCGTTGCATCGTCGAAAGAATCAGTGACAACAAAGAAATGGTCGATGAGGTCTCGCGTACCGGCGGGGAATAGATCGTAATTCGCCTTGCGGTGTTCGGTATGCGTTTCGATGTGGTGCCAGACATCATCGACGGCCGCCTGGCTGTAGTCTGTGTTGCCGCCGTACCAGACTTCGCGACCAGGGCGGCCGAACATCGGCCGCGTGCCGGCCTTCAATCGACGGGCGACGAACTCTGGCACGTCAATATATTCACCATCGGCGTTCGGCGTGTGGCTTAGCTTCACTGCCTGCTCTGTGGCAATCACAATGCGCTGAATCGTCCGCTTGTCTAATCGCTCAAACCGAAACTGACTGACACGCTCCAACCGAGCCTGGATAAGCGAGTCGGGCGGAATCAAGCCGTGGCCGTCCTTCGCGGCAAGGCGCTTATGCGTAAGGTGCTGCATGTGCGTAGCTTGAATATGCCGATCCGTGAACGCACAGAGAATATCCCCATCGTCATAGGTGGAAGTATCGCCGATTTTCAGGGCGTATTCTGCCATCACTTCTCCAAAGATTGCCGAATCCATTCAAGGTTCGCATCCATCCGCGATAGCGTGGATTCAATCAGGCGGATTCGCTGCTCGTGGTCCTTGCGGCATTCCGTGTTCTGCTGAATTGCCGCCTCCGTGGCAGAGCGACGCGAGCCTGCCAGATACGCACCGCTGAAGCCGCTGCCGATCATTGCTACCACCACGGCAAGTACCGCCGCGATGCCCCTGAGCAATTTGCCGTTTCCGTTACCGTTTGCCATGACTACTCCCTTACTTGGCTGGAGTAGCGGCCTTGCCAGCCTCCCACCTATGGACCTCGTCCACGATCCACTGGCCGACCTCAGGCTTATCTAAGATCGTTGGAAACTGCGCCTTGAAGTCTTCGCGCAGCATCCGCATAACAGCATCGGGTTCGTCGAATTTGTCAGCCAGCTTTTCGGCAGACTGGAACAACCCACTCGCGTCCGATACAACAATGTCGGCAAAGAAGTTGCAAAACTGGTCGATCAGCCCGCCGGGAATGTGGTTCAACTGGCGCAACCTTGAAACCAGCTTCATAACACCCTTCTTGTACTTCTCCAGGGCCGTATCTTTCCGCAAAAGCAAGCCGGCCAAAAGCGCGGCACACACTGCCGATAGCACGACAATCGTGAGATTTTGAGTAGTCAGAGTGAAAGCAAATAGCATGGTAATTCTCCTATGCAAGGCCGCCGGGTTTCTTGAAGTGGATAATCAGCACGACGCCACACGCGGCAACGATACTGATAACGAGTAACGCCCACGGAAAGTCGTTGGATGTCTCCGTTTGAATCGGTGTAATGTCCGGGATGGCATCGGGGATCGTATCCGGCGTCGGGTCCGGGGTAACGTCCGGCTCGGGTTGCGGGTGCGGACAAGGCCAGCCCTTTTGAATTAGCTGGCTTACATCATCGGCAACCTGGTCGGCATGGGTCGGCATGTTGTCGCCAGATACCTTGTAGACAATCTTGCCGTCCTGGCTCTGTAATTGAATTGCCGGAAACTTATCGGCGGGAATATGCGACCGCCATCGCGACTGGTACATCGGCGAGCTTTGCGAATACAGAGCGTAATGGGTTTGAGTCCTGAGCGACTGCAGGCGCGGTTCCGAATAGAACCATGCCACCATCTCGCGTTCGTTTGCCCGGTCCTTCCAATCGGTGTGAACAAACAAGCTGAGATACCATGCCTTGCCGTCTTCCGGCAAGTTGATAACCCGGCCCTCCACCCGCTGGGCAACTGCTTCCATCGTACTGCGAAGGTGAGCAACATTGGCCTGCTCATTCTGGCCGGTGTCGATGGCGTATTTCAGCCCGACCACCAGCACGCACCCCAGCGTTGCCATCCCCAGCCACCCGGCCAGGCGTAACTTGTCGTCTCCCATTTTGAGACTCCTTAGAAAGAGAAAAGGGTATTGGTTTTTGTACTTTATTTCGTAAGTTGTATGATGCGAATCATGGTAAGCAGTCCAACCATGCACATCACTCCAACACAAATAACAATCGTGGTCATACACCCTGCCATCACTCGTCCTCGTCCTTGCAGAAGTGCTTGCGGATCAATCGTAATTCTTTGGCAATAATATCCAGTAGCTTTGAAAACACCCAAGTCATGTGCAATACCGCAAAGACGAGTAAGCATAGCTGTACGGCTATTGCATTCATTTGTCATCGTCCTTGCAGTGTTTTTTGCGGATCAGTTCGAGGTTGTAACCGATGTGAGCTAAGGCAAGACCAATACCTATCACAAGCACAAACATGCCGCCCAACACCGATGCGATTATGCGGAGCGATTCTTCCATAATATTTACCACCACGGTTTCGGAGGGGCAGGATCGTAGACCGGCGTCAATGCAACGCCGCCATAGCTTTTCCAACGCTGGATGAATTCCGCCTTGGGAATCCGTATTAGCTTGTCTGTGCGATTGTTGTCCATCACGACCGCATCGGACCCGACGAAACCACAAAATGAAATTGAATGATTTTTGTAGTAGAAAATAACCGCGCCGCGTTTCGTCCTCGAACACCATTCGAGAAATGCCGGGTCACCTTCACCCGTGTAGGCAAATTCCAGGTCGATCTTCTCACACTTCGCGACCAACCCGCCAAGCCCCTCACCGCCGCTGAATGTTGCACGCCACCAATCGGCCAACGTGAATAAGTGTTGCCATCGGAGAATGGAAACCATCGAAGCATGAACGCAAGAGCCGCCATAGTTCCGCTCCCGCAATTCCACCGGCAGGTCCATCGGCGGCACGCTTTTGTATGGGCACTGCGATTCGGGCACGGCCGGACATTCCCCGTTCGGGCATCGCGGCGGCTCGCCGATTGTGATTGTGCCGTCGCAACCGGTAAGCATCAGGACGGCCGTCAGGGTTAGGATTATTGGTCGCATGAGTCTTTCCCCAACGTCATCTGGTATTTAGAGAAACCCGGAACCGCCAGGTGGTTCGGAGTCGTGCATCTATCAGCAAGCCCCTTCAACGGGTCGCAACCAGCCGTCCGCAACGCACGGGATACGGCCTGGGCACACTGGGGAGCCCAGCCGTTAAGGTCATCGTCGGCAATCGGCGGCAAGATACCGGCCTGGGAAGCGGCGGCGTAAGCAAGCGAGCTCCATCCGTAAGGCGACCCGGCAAGGCCAACCATTACGTTTGCCGCGACGTGGATATGCCGCAAGTTTTGAACCCGGTACACATCGTACTGGCCGGGGTAGCGGGAAACTTCTCGCGAGAGCTTGATATGCCTGCCGCCGATCCACTGAACCACATCGACCAGTTGCAGCACGCCCTCGTTCCACACGGCCATGCCGGCATGTGCATAGCGCTGCCAGTCTTCGAGTTGGTCGATGGGCCCGCCGCGTGCAATGAGCTTGTTCAACGGCTCGTTCCAGCGTGCCGGCCGATAGAGAAACAGGTCGCCAGTGCGGATGTCCGGCCGTGCATCGGAGTACTGTATTGTTCGCGTCTTATTCATGCGACCATCACTCGTCTACGTACAGCGTGATCTCTCCACTTTTGGTATCGCCGCCGCCGGAAACTACCAGCTTGGCTCGTTCTCGATATAGATGCACGGGAACTTCCATCAGCGCCGATGCGCCGCCGTCGGCCACCTTAGTCGCCGGCGCCAACGGGTGATACCACACGGTACTGGTTCCCGCGCCGTTCTTCGTCAAGACCGGCACCTCGCTGGACTCGCCGCTGATTACCAACTTGGCTCCGGTAGCAATATTGCCCGGAGCGTACTTCATCGCCAACACCCGACCGCGAATACTGCTGCCGAGATACACCGTGGCATCCCCGCTCCCGTCTGTCGTAATTGTCGCCGTATATTTTTGGATCATTGCGAAACCTCTTCTTTAGTCGATCGGTTCATGCAAGCTACGACGCTTGCCGGCACGCAGCGAGAAGCCGATTCGCCTTCGACTTTTATGGAAACCATTGCTCCGTCATAATCGCCAAACTCGGCTGCCTTGTAGTCGCCCTCTTCGTCAATCCACACACGATCGCCCGGCTTTGCCAAGGGAAGCAAAACGTCCACTTCCGCCTCTTGCTCGGTCGGCGGTTCAACGTAGGCTTCCGCCGGTTTGTCTCGCTCCAACCGCACATTCCTGCGGCTGAACTCATCAACCCATTCCCGGCCGTCAAGGCGTACCGCTAGCGTCCCCGCGCCGACCTGTCCCATGTAAGTTCCGGCGAACCACTTGGCTTCGCCGTCATTATGCTTCCGCGCCTCGACTCGCACACTGCCGTCCATAGGCACCCGCGCCCAGTCCATCACCGCCTCTTGCGGCTTCCGTGCCGGCGGCCCAAGCTTCATACTCCGCAGCAAGTCGATGATCCCCAGCGTGCCCATCGGCCCGCTATTTCCATCGCCGTGGAACATTCTCAGGCGCAACTCATATTCCGCAATCACTGACGCCGGAATCTCGTCTGCCCTAATGCCCAGCATCCGCACGAGCGAATCTTCGTCAGCCTTGATAATCACAGTGTTCCTCCGTAATAAATTGGCGACCGGCACGGTGGGGCTCCCATGCCGATCGCCTGCTTGCGGGGCTAGGCCCCAGCGTCCAACGCCCCCATGTTAAAACAGTTGAGCCGCCGCCCACCAATCAATCGCATCCTCCAAGGCCACGCTGCCCGCGATGCCCTTCATGCCGAACACAAAAGTCAGCGCCTCGGCGTCCGGGAAGGTCGCCGCAGCGATATTGGTGCTGGTGACGTAGGTGGACTGCTCTACATTGTCCACATACGTCGTAATCCGCTTGCTGGCAGCCGCGCCGGGATCGTAGATGAATCCCAGCTTGATGAATGTGTCGGCGGTCGGCACGCCAGCACCCTCGATCGTGTCCTGCCTGGTTTGGGCAGCGCCCTGATAGCAGAAGTCGATCGCGTTGCCGTCGTCGGCCTTAATGTTGAACCCGATGAACGCACTGGCCGCCTTCGGGATACCGCTTGTATCCACAATACCGCCGTTGCCGATCGTGCCCGGACTGGCCAAACCGGCAATCAGCCCAAGCTGGCCAGTGGTAATGCTGCTGGCCTTGATTCGGCACTCGAACGCCGTCAAGTGGGCGTCCGCAGCGGTATCGGAAATCTGCAAGAGTTGGCCCGTGCCGTCGCCGGCCTCGATACCAATCTCTTCGTTTGCCGCAGCGCTGCCGTCGATGCCCAGTTGCAAAACGCCGCCCTTTTCGTCCGCCGCACCGACAGCAGTATGGTTGCTGGTGTCGTCCGCGTACAAGACGTAGGGTATTTCGCTATACAAATCGGTCATCGTACCGGAGTGATGAATCGCGCCGAAGTCGTCGCCGTACAGGACCAGTCGCTTATCGCCGCAACTGGACATCATGGTTCCGGTCACTTGGCCCCAGAGCCGTGGCGATTGCCCGGTCGTATTCTGTGCGTTATGCCCGGTGTATAGGTTGTGGGAGAGAAAATCAAACATTACTGAAACTCCTTCGTAAAAAACCGTGAAACCACCTGTTGTAAAACCCGAACAGGCCACAGGCCTTCCCGCAGGCCCCCCGCCCCAGATCCGCCACTGGGGCAAGGGAGCCGCGAGGAGGACACTACGCTACGCTACCAACGAAGTTTCGCCGCCGGTCGATGCACATATAGCCCATCCATGTGTCGATGAACATATTGCGAACCGTATGCTGCTTGGGAGCCGGAACCGGACCGGTACGACGCCGATCGCAACCCTTTTTCAGGAACGGCCGGAACGTATCCCAGTCGATCCCGTAAAGGGGATACGAACTGTCGTTCTCGGTCAGGTACGGCACGTCGCGGAACGGCACGCCGCCCACTGTGACGCGGTTCAAGTACCGGGCCACGTCCGCACCGAGGTTGTCGTTGCGATTTTCCGCCAGCCGCTCCAAGCCTTCCACCACGTCGTAGACGGTGTAGATGGTGCGAGCCGCTTGACCGAAGCCCAGCGTCGGGTGCGGGTCCGGCGGTACGAAGTTGGTGTACCGCAAGGACTTCTTCAGCTTCCGTACCAGATCATCCACCGTCACCGCCCCGTCGGCGGGGCTGGAATAACCGAACGTCCAGTTCCGCCAATTCGGATAGGTGGTGCTGGAAACTCCCGCACACCCGCCCGAATGCGTACTCGGATTGCCTCCGTTAAAGGCACCGCCCGGCGTCGTCGAGGCATCCTTCTGCATCCAGAAGGGAACGCCCTGCGGCCGCTTGTCGGTCGTACTCGACGGACCCGACCAGAGATTAACCTCGTTCAACTCGTGCATCTTGTTCATGGCCGCGTGTTCGCGCACCAGGAGCATTTCCACAATAGTTTCCCGATCCGACTGGAAGCCCTTTTCGTCCACGTCGTAAGACCACGAAACTGTCTGCTTACTCCACGGAACCGAGGCGTCGATGGTGATGTCATCAACTGCCGTCACGTCTTCAGCGTAAAGTCCGCTGTTGATTGCCGTGCCGGTGTTGGAGACCTGAAGCTGCCACTGGATTTCCGTGCCGCCCTGTTCGACGACACGCTTTTTGGTAATCACATCGCCGGAGACATACCGTTGGTAGTCCAGCGAAATATCGGTCCACTTTCCTTTGTGGAATCGTTTGGTGGTATTTGTGACGAGATCGTCGATCCCGTCTGGGGTGAGATATGCCATTACACGGCACTCCTATAAACTTGCACCTACTGCGGTGCGTTTCCGCTTTTTTCAGAAACCCTATCAAAAAGCGAGACAATCTCGGGATCATTCGCAATCTCCTGAGATGCCTCGTGGACAGTTTGGGGCTCCGCCTTGGTCGGCGGAGTAGATCGCGCCTTGCCCTTGCCTGGGCGCGGGCGCACCTTGCGTGATTGCTCGTGAATCGAACGGTGGATGTCGCGGCGATTCTGTTCAATGATCTCGTCGCCGAAGGCCAGCAGGGCCGCACGATCAACCAGTGCCTTCGTCAGCGGCATCCTGGCGGGTCTACCGCCCGTGCCCGGCGATCGAACCGCCGCATCGCGAACCGTATTGTAGGCTTCCCATAATTTCTTGCGTCGGCCGTCGGTTTCCTCAGTCAGTTTGGATGTCCCGCCGAATAGCTTTGGGTCCATCTTGTCCACGCACTCGTGGAACGTCGTGATCTCGACGTGATGCCGTTCTTCCTGCCGCTCCTGCTTCAGAGTGCGAATCTCCCGATCAAACTGGGACAGCCCATCGGTAACCTCGGAACGAAGCTGCCGGTTCTCTTGCTGGAGATGGTTTGCTACCTTGACGAGCCGCTGCGTCTCTTCGTCATACTCGACGTACTTGCTCGGATCGAGCGTGAAATCATTCTCGGCGGATGGCTGGTCGGGCGGCGGCTCTTCCGTGGGTTCCTCGGCGGACGGCTCTTCCGCAGCTTCCTCTTCCGGCGTGGCCGCAGCGGTCAGGTGGCGATCGACCATTCGGCAGGCGCGCTGAAACGTGGCGGCATCGCCGAACTCTTCGATATCCTCGCCAGTGAGTCCGTAGCTGGAACCCAACTCCACTAGATCGTCGGTCATCCACTCAGAAGGTTCTTCGGCGGCCTCTCGTGGACTATCCTCCGAAGGTTCAGCCTCTTGCTCAAGAGGCTCGGGAGTGTCACCCGAAGGGGCATCCGTGCCCTCGGCGATTTTGCCGGCGGCTTCCATGCCGCTTTCCTCGGGTGACTCTACATTCTGGTCTTCCATGACCTGTTCATCCGCAAGTTGCGGATCGGCTTCCGTGCCGATGCTCATAACGTACCCTCCTTGTTAGTTTTGACTATAACACTCAGTTCTCCGTAGCCAAAGAAAAACTTATTACCGCGAAACCAATTCGGCGGCCCGATCCAAGTCCTCCTGACTCAACCGCACGCCGCCGCCCAAGCTGCCGGTGCGGTTTACCAATCCCCGCCTCTTTGTGTATTCTTCCATTGCCGCCCGCGACCCTGCGTGTACTTGAATAAAGCCCGGAACCTCGGGGTCGTCGCGGAATTCAATGCCCGCACAGCCCCATTGCTGCCGCTGCTGCTCTTTCTCCGCAAGCGCCTGCTCGGGGAACCCCAAGCTATCGCTCACCATCTTGGGGCCCGTGATATTCTCTTCTCGCTTTCCTCGCGGCAATGTGCGATTTTCCAGGTGGACGCAGCGGCGGGCCTCCGTGCCATCGGGGAGCGTGATAAATCCGCCCACCTGTTGCATCATCGTGGCAAAATCGACCCACACGATTTCTTCCGACTCTTCGCGTCTGAACGCATATTTCTCTTCCATTGGCTTACTCCATTGCCACGGCTTGCGGTTCGCCTTCCGATTGCGAACCTAGCCACGCCTGCTGTTCCATCAACGACTGATTTTGCGGCGACCCCTGAGTCGGCACATTGCGACGGATATACTCCCGGCTCGTACTCGACGGCATCCCGCCTTCACCCTGCCCTCCAGCCTGTTCCTCCGGCATGACCTTGCCGAATTCGATAAGCTCTTCCAGTTGCGGCAAGTTGAGTAATTCCGCCGCCGTTTCGGCTATCTTGCGGTAATTGATCGAGCCACCCTGTTGTGCCAATGCGGGACCGGCGGGCAGGAACACCGTCTGGAGGAGTTGTATCATCGTGTTGAACTTCGTCGCTGGCGATTGATACGGCATCGAGAAAATGTCGATGTTCAGGTCGTAATCTGGATACTCCCCCTCGCGATAATCCGGCGTCCAAGTCATGTCCAGCGGCTCGTAGTTTTCCAATCCCGGAGGGGTAAACGAACCGGGGACCACTTTGGCCTTGTCTTCCCAGAGCATTTTGCCCAACCGCTTGACGATCCTCCTTGCATGATCCACCACGCGATATTGCATGGCCGCTTCCTTTTTGGACACGGCCCCTTGGATCATTTGCTCCTGGCCTAGAGTCGGAGACTGATTGCCAAGCCCCATCATGGCGGAAAGATTACCGGCCATCCGGTCGTAAAGTTGGATCATCCCAGTCTGGTATGCCTGAAGCTGCTGGTCCACCCCGCCAAACTTCATTACCTTTATCTCAGACTGCTCCTGAACCTGGATCATCGCCTGGTCGCTGGAGTTTTGCGCCCGCCCGGCATCCTTCGCCCCAGCGGGCGTGTAGGTGGTAACGTCCTTCTGCTTGTGCGCGCGACGAGCCTGCTTGCGCATTACGTTGTTGATAATTCGGGACATGGCAGACAGGTGGGATGCCGGCGAGGACGGCAGGATGTTCTCCGGTACGTCGCCGAAAGACAGCAAATCGTAAGGCCCCATGTCTGGATCGTCGGGAGGAATCGCGGCAATCGGCTTCATACCCGCCGAGAATGGATGCTGGGGATTGACTGGAAAAGTGTAAATCTGTTTGTCTCGCGGAATCCACACGTCAAGCACGTCGATCATCGGCTCGACTTCATCCGCGTCCGTATCCTCACTGCGAGCGATCCGTTCAAGCCTTTCGTCCGACTCGGCGAATACGTGCTTGGATGTCGGCTTCGGGTCTAGTTCCTTCACAACCTTCTGGTCGAAGATGTCGCTTTTCAAATCCGCATAGGGAATCCGATACCAGTCTCCGGCGAATTGCACGCGCGAATACTTCGTGGCCCCCATGTCGTGGACCCAGTTGTCGATCGAGATGTTGCTGGCAAACGGCGTGCCCGGATCGGCCCACACGTCCGGCTCCAATTGCACCATTGCCGATTCGGCCATGTGGCACTTGACAATCCCCACGCAAAAGAAAGCATCCAGCACACTTTGCCGCAACGTCCACTCCAAATGGATTTCGGCAATCAGATTATTCATTGCCGTTGCGAAACGATTCGCGAAGTGCCGCAGTTCAGTGCGAGGGGTGCTGGCCATGATCCGCGGCCGATTGGCTACCAACGACATCGTATAGGCGTCCACCGTCTGCGCCATCAGGTTACACAATGTCTCGAATCGAGGGCGCGTACCCGCCTTGCCATAACCGCTGCCCGCGTATTCCGCGACCAGATTATGAACCAGCAGCCGGAAAGGCTCCAGGCCCCGATAAGACCATTCAAGAGCAAGGAAAAGCCGATTGCGATCCACTTCCTTGTTTGGATTCATAGCCGCCCCCTTCCATGGGGAATAAAATATCGCCTGGGTGAAATAATTCTTCTTCACGCGCCAGACGCTTTGCCATTATCTCAATCTTGGCCAGTGAACCGGGGCGAGCGATTGTCGGGGATGCTGGCAAGAGGGCTGGTTCGCACTGGCCGGGGGTACGCATCAAACCCCGCAGCGTCAATTGCTTGCACACCGGGCAGGGGACGTAATGGACCAAACGGCCGCACTTGGTACACAAAACGCTGTCGCCGAAAGGAAGGCGGCCGTACAGCCCATCGGGCAAGCCGCGCCTCGAAAACCTGCGCAGCACGCGGTTGCGCGTGTCCTCTATCTTGCGACAAAAAGCCCGCATTTTCCCTGGCTTGCATTGCAGCACGTCGCCGATCATCACCTCGTCTGTGTACCCCATTTCCCACAGCCCCAATATGCAAATCAACACCTCCCCCAAGTCACTCGCAGACCGAATTCCCTCTAAATTCTGTTGTAAACGCATATTTACTGTAGCACGTCCACCCCCCAAGCCAAACAAAAAATATTGGCCTAGAAGCCTCGCCGCCCTCCTTGCGCTAAGTCCCAAGTCGTGCGTTCATCCCAATCGTCTGCTTCCTGTTGCTGCTTCCGCTGCCACATCAAGTCACGCTCCTCAATGGAGCCCGGCTCGATCCCGGCCATCACCTCCCCCACAGTCAGATTGAGCGGTCGATCTCGCAGCGCCTGCACGGCAATCCCAAAGGCAATCACGCGGTCCCCGTGTGCCGCATCCGTATCTCCTTCCCGCTTGCCGCGCACGTTGGCGGCACATTTAATCTGCTTGCCAACACGAATGTACTGCTGGCATTCCTTCAATAGCGCACTGCCGTGAATCTTCAACTCACCAGTCACCACCATCCGCCGAAAGTCGCCCATCAAGATTTCCTTCGTTTTGTCATCAGTCCACCAGCCGGGTTCTTTGATCTTCTTGCGGCGGCGCTCGAACATCTTGGTGCGATAATAGACATTGGAATAACCCGTCTTGAGTATCCGGGAGTGGTACAAATTTCCCGGGCCATTCTTCTCCCACGCCAGATAGGCATTGCCCAACCACTTGCAAATCGCCACGCTCAAGTCGGCAAAATCGTCTGGCTCGACGACGTTCGTAACCAGTTCCCCGACCTGTTCCATGTTCACCAGATCAATAATCTCAATCACTGAATTGGAAACATAAGTTCCCCCAAGGCCGGTCGATACATCCACCCCAACCGCATATTCGTGCTTTGGCGGGCGATTGTGCGTGTCCAGCGGCATCCATAAACTCAAAAGGCCGGGCAACAACCCATTTGCCGCTCGATCAATTACCGGCGTAAGCTGGTCGTCGTATGTTACCTGAACCCGCGACAACGGCTGGCGAATGTCAGGTTGCGCTTTCTCGAAGAAATCATTCGTGAACAGCTTGTATAAAGTGCCCCCGTAATCGCGGTCCAACTCCTGCGCGATACTGTACGGAGTCGCATTCGGCCGATCGCATTCGGCGTCATACCACGGGCTGCGCTGCCCCTTGTCTAGGCGAAAGCCCTTTTTGCGCAGGCGGTCGAAAATCTCCAGGGTCGCTTCGTTGGGCGGATTGTAATCCGCGTTCAACGGATTGTTTACCGGATCGACCGCAACTGGGAGACCGCGAACAAGACGATACAACCCACTGCGCCGGGTTATATTGGCCTTCCAATCCAAAATCAACTTAATCATCGAACTCGGTTCATGCATCACGTCATAGTACGCACCCTCCGAACCGTAGGGCGTGCCGATAATCAAACGGCTGTCAGTAACCGATTGGATCGAGACCATCGCCTTGTGTCCATCTTCCCCGGCAAACTTCGAGAGTTCGTCAAGGATGAAGTAGGTAGCTCGATCGCCGGACCCTGCTTCTCCTGTAGTAGCGTAAGCAGTAATCAGCGCGTCGTTGCGGCAATTGATCCAAGTGTGGTTCGTAATGTTCCGCTTCCAGTCCACGCCCTGCTCGCCAATCATCCAAGTTGGCAGCCGCTTTAGCTCGAAATCAATCTTGGCTCCCAGGCTGGCCATCTTGCCGGGCGTATCGGCAAATTCCAGGTTGCGGCTAAGCAGGCCGATGTTCACTGAATGCACGCCGGGCTTCGCAAATACCCAATCATGCACGGCCAAAAGAACGGCGATCCAGGACATTCCTTCGCCCCTGGACTTTTCACAGCCAATATCGCGCGTGCCGAGATTTTCCCGCAACGTGCGAATCACGGGATCTTGGTGCGGCCACGTTATGAACGGCACAATGCCCGGCAGCAACTTGCCGTTGGCATCGCGCCTGGGTCGCGGCTCCTGGAGGAAGCAAAAAGCATTGAAGAAGAATAATACATCGTCCTGGCAGGCCCGGATTATCGCTTGCCGAAATGCAGAATCATTCAGGCATCGCTTGCGAATCTCAACCCGGTACTCCAGATTCTTTTGCAAATCCTTGCGGCCCGGATCCACGATCAATTCCTGGTAATAATCCATCACAGCATCCTTGCTGGTTTATGAAAGCCCACGAAAAAACCCCACTAGACCACCTGCGCGCAGTCTAGTGGGGTTCGGATTACTTCCACGAACGCCGTCGCGCCCGCTTCCGTGGGTCGAATTGTTAAGCTATTTCATCTTCATTCTATATCCTTTCATTCTAGGCCCAAAGCTTTACGCTCCTCCACGGTCAACTTCCGAAGGGCCCGATCTTTGAGCATAATTGTGCGACGAGATTCTTCTTCTTCCCCTACGCGACGACGATCCCACTCCTGGTGTCGCTCCCACCAGCCCGCCAATCGTCGAGAATCTTTATTTCGCCCGTTGTAAATGTATTGCTCAACTTCGTTTTCCGTTAGGCTACGGCATAACTCGCAGAGAATCTTCGTCGCCTCATCGAGACGATTCACGTTGCCGTAATAGTATTCAGCCGCCTCAGCAATCCATGCTGGAATCTCCTTGCCAAGGCAGTTATGCAAGAACACGATCAGGCCGCAAACTCGCTTTGACTCGAATTCTTGACCGCTGGCTGCTAGATAATCACTTTGACATGGCATTAGTCTACCCCCTCCCTTCCGGCAACCGAAATGCGTTCATTCCTTCCGCAGTTACAATCTTCGGAAAGTCTTTCGTTTCCCAATGGCGTTTGCTTGATTCGCCCATCGTCTCCCATACCTGATCGCAGACGGCCGGCGGCACCTTCCCTATCGCCACACCCGTGGCATAGAAAAGCATCTCCTGGGCTTCGGCCAACTCAAACGTCGTAATGTCCGACTTGGGAATGAAACAGTACAACCGCTTTGCGCCCAATGCCCCGCAACGAGGCCGTGGTTTTTTTGCCTTGCCGTTTGCTCCATCACTCACGAGCTTACCTCCCTTAATATACGTTCGACTTCATCCAGTGACAGGTCTTGCGCCGGGATTTCCTTTGCCTTCCCGCCGCTGTCGTCCTTGCCCTCCCCCTTACCGAGACGCCGCTGATACTCTTGCACCAATTTCCAGAACAGTCCCGGGGAATCTACGAACTGCTGTAGCAACCGGGCCGCCCGCTGCGACGGGCACGCGCCGTTCGGTGAATCCGTGATGTCCGCGTCGGTCAAAATGATATTCTTGTTCAGGGAACGGCGACTGGCTGATATTTTTGGATGCGTGGCCACCCAATCCAATTCCTCGCCATACTCAACCTTCCGCGGCAAAGTCCCAACCGTGGCATCGAACCCCCGCTCGCCTTCACGAATCTTCGCCTCCCGGCGCATCCCAACCGTGCCGTTACTGACCAGCTTGTTGCAGTTTTCGTGTCCCATGTGCTTACATACGGCCGGCGCTATTCTCCACGGCGATTTGCTGTCAAAATTACCATTCATGTACTTATCCCATGTTTGCCGCCACTCCTCGCCCCGGTTGTCCGCCAACATCTCCATATGGTAATTGTAACACCAGCGGGGAATTTTGCCGTAGCCTTCAAGCACCTCGGCATGGAATTGGGTGCCGCCCTTTTTATTACTCTTTTCCTTGGCCATGGTTTTCTCCTTTGTCGCCTCGCATTAAAGCCCCGCGAGACTTGGGGCTATTTCGTTTCCACCTTTCGCCCCGACAGCCGGAGCGTTGCAAACTGTTCCTCACTGCCCTCTTCACGCCGCTCATAGTCCCAGACTATCGGCAAGCCGGGATTAGTCTGATAGTCGGCCAGTGACAACAGTTGCGGCAGGAAGGCCACTGGCGGACCGAGAGTTAGCCCGCTCACTGATTCTCCCCTCCCGCCGCCTCAGTGGCTTTGATTGCCTGCTGCAGTTGCCACTTGCGCTCTGCCGATGCCGATGCCGATACCCATGCCGATGCCGCTGCCCATGCCGATGCCGATGCCGATGCCGATGCCGATGCCCATGCCGATGCCTCTGCCGATGCCGCTGCCCATGCCCGTGCCGATGCCCATGCCGATGCCGCTGCCCATGCCGATGCCGATGCCGATGCCCATGCCGATGCCTCTGCCGATGCCGCTGCCCATGCCCGTGCCGATGCCGATGCCCGTGCCGCTGCCCGTGCCGATGCCCGTGCCGCTGATAATTCCTCGTCGCTCGCCTCTCCCGCCACCCATCGCCGCTTCGTTTCTACCGCAGCCCAACTGCGAGGGTCTGGTTCCCGCCCGGCTTTACGCTCACGCTTCAACGCACGTTCCGCATATTCGCAAGCTAGTAAATGCAATTGTTTCTCGGGGATAACTTCCGGCCGAAGCAGGCACCAGAGCTTGTCTGCGTCGGAAAGTTTGGACGCCAGAAGTCTCGCAAGCGTCATGTACTTGTAACGGCCGAACACGGCAGCGACCTCTTCGCGGCTGTAGCACGGCCTCCACGGCATCACCTGGTCAATCGTGAATCGTTTAAGCATCGTTTCCTCCTGCCGCCTCTGCGGCTTCTCTTGCCTCGGCCACCGTTACTGTAATCTCGATATGGTAGGCTGAATTCCATGATGGATCGCGAAAGGTTGTCTTCATTTCGCACTCATCTAGGAACGGTTTGAGTGCTGTTTGTAATCGCTTGATCTTGTCGGCCTGCGACAGAATCGTGTGCCGCATCTGCCGCAACAGCGAGTCGTTGCCAGTTAGCGGTCGCAGGTCTGTTTTGCGGATGATCTTGACGACGCTGTGGACTACCTGTTCAATCGTTGGTTTCATTGCTACCTCCTGCCGCCCCTGCGGCTTTGATTTCTCGCACGTGTCGGCGAATGGCGTAACCATGTGTCCGCGAAGCCATGACGAATTCCCCGTCCTCGCGCTCCAAAACTGTGCAGGGAATCCATTGGCCGCTGATAGTCTGGACTAAAACTGTTTGCCCGATTTGCAATTCACTAATTTTCATCCCTTTCCTCCCACCGCGTTCGCGGCTTTATTACTCGTTAAACAGTGCCCTGATAATTGCCGCCATAATAATTGCCGTAGCAATAGTGCCGCATCCGCTTTTTATCGCGCTGGCTATCGCTGCCAATTCAATGTCCATTGTCACCTCCCGCCGCTTCAGCGGCTCCTCTTGATTATCCGAAGTTCTTTGTTTGGATACCGTTGCAAAAACATCTTCCGCTTTAGCTTGAACATATCTGTCTCGTGGCCCTTGAAATCCTCCACTACCTCGACCCCGTTTTCCATGTACGCGAAGTCGGCAACGTAGGTTATCGCTCGCAGCTTGATGCCTTTCGCGGTTGTGGCCTTTGACTTCAGTTCGTATCGCGGCTGCAATTCCAGGTCGGTTATCATTCCGTGTTCGGCGAGTAACTTCAATTCCATATACCGCGCCGCTTCACCCTTCGATGCGAACCGAATCCCATCGACAAAAGTTGCTTGCGCGTTGTACTTGTGCTTGTGCTTTCGTTCGGGCTTCGGCGTCCTACGAATCTTCGCCGTCTTGTTGGTGATGAGCTTGTAGGCCATGCTCAATCCTCATAAAGTAAGCGAAGGTAAAATGTTTTCCACTCGGTCGTGATGCCGAATTCCCCGCTATGCATATACAATAAGCGGTCGGCCAATGGGAAAAGTGGAGTGGCCTTTTTTATCGGGCTCACTTTTCCCCGGACCTTGAATACATCGAAGACAGATTCTATTCTGTGGATTTCGATTGGCTGGCTGTCTTTGCTGGGTTCTGTTGACAATTCCAGCCAGTAGTATCTTGCATCTGGAAACTCAAACAGGCGAAGGAGTGGCTCCACGCAGACAAACCAATCTGTATTTGCCATTAGCCAGCCGTAATCTCCAACGCCACTGAGCGTTAGTCGTGGACTTGTAATCTTCATCGCTTATCCTCCCTGGTTCTCGCACCAATCCAATTGATGCCGAATTACATGAAGCGGAACACCCCGCTCCACCAACAGTAAAATCACACTCGGCAACGCCCGGTCAACTTCTCGCTTGGAAATGGCGTTCGGCATCCGGCCCCGAAGCCGGTTGACTATCCGGCGACTGTAGTTCACCGGGTCGCACAATCGTTTCAACGCAAGCTGCCGCTCGATAGGCCAGATCGCGTAATCATCTAGCTCATCGTGGCAACGCCGGCAGGCTCGAATCCAGGCAGCCGGTTCCAGCATCGCCGCCTGCTTGGCAGGTCCACGCGCTATCTCGTGGGTATCGCACGCTTGCCTCGTACACATCCAGCAAATCGGTTGGCTCAAGCTCCACTCGTCGCGTGTCAAGGCATCGACTCCATTGCTAGTATTCTTCCGCCTATGAACTGTGTCACTTGGGGCACAACGGCATTGCCGAGGCATCTAAGTCGGTCCACTCGGCGGGGAACCCCATCAGATACTCGGTTACCCTTACCGGCGGGTACACAAACCGATAATTCACGTTCCACCAGTCTCGTAAATTCATCCCCTGCAAACGCTCGAGACGGATTCGCCCACTCCCCTTGCCGTCGCAGCATACCGGACGGGGCACTACCGGCGAGGACAAACACGCGGTCACCTCGGAAATGAGCACCAAAGGCACCCGCTGGTATGCAACTCCATTCCGCGTCATACCCGCTCTCGGCCAAGTCCCCGAGAACCGTTCCCATCCCTCGACCCAACAGCGCTGCCACGTTCTCCATGAGCGCGTACCTTGGTCGTACCAGGCGAATGGTTCGCACCATTTCCCCCCAGAGTCCCGAACGGCCTCCGGTAATGCCGGCGCGTTTCCCGGCGTTGCTGATGTCTTGGCAGGGGAATCCACCCGTAATGATGTCGCAAGCGATTCGATCCATTTATTGAATTCCTTTATGTCTCCCCATCGCCGCGCGTCGGGCCAGTGCTTTTCCAGAACTCGTGTTGCGTATCCGTCATTTTCTACCTGCCATATTGTTTTGAATCCGCCGGTTCGCTCCAGGCCCAATTCCAGCCCGCCTATCCCAGCGAAGAGGGAGCCGACAGTCAGTTTTTGCATTGACTCACTTCCCGTTCATCGCGTGTCATTGGTCGTCCCCAAACGCTAATCAGCGACTTCAATCTCAATCTCGATACCAGCCGAGGTGTGCCAGTTACCAGTATCCGCCGAAAGAGTGACAATCACCCCGCCTTCAAACGTCAGGCGCATCTCACCCTCATCAAATTCACCTTCCCAAGGTCCTTGCACGGCCACCAAACGTTTCCCGATAAGCTCTTTCAGTTCCATGGCTTTCCTCCTGCGGCTACTGGATACTCGTTCCACTCTCTACCGTGTCGAGCAAGCACCCGGCGCGCTTCATAAAGGCTTATACCTTGAGCACTCTGTCTGGGCCGGCCCAGTATGATAACAGCATGTAGAGAACGCATAATGTCCAATCCTACCCGTCTTTAGGTACTTGCACTTATAGCACAGCGATTCACCCCATTGTCGCAGTGCTGCCAATTTTTGTGCTGCTGATTCCTCCTTGGCTGCATCCTTCCAGGAGTTCGGCACAGACATGTACGCAACACTATCTAGCTCGAGATGAACCCAAGAAGACTCAAAGCATTTTGGACATTCACTTATGATGGACGCACATCCCTCTTTGTATATTCGTGGACGCAAACACAAAATGTATGCTATCCGTTTCCACCGATCATATTTCATGGCATGACCGCAATGCGGACACGTCCCAAAATCACCCCGATGGCTTTCGCAATCTTCGTCGCCGCTCTGATGTATTTCGCGTTTACGTCCCGCCATTACTCATCTCCCGCCGCGTCTGTGGCTTCTGGATACTCATTCCACTCTCGACCGTCGAGCAAGCGCCCGGCGGCTTTCTTGCCGACGGGAACCATGCGTTGCCAGTCCTGGTCGTACAGGTCGTGGCATTTGCATTTCGTGTCATCGTCTAGAACTTCGGTGGTTACACCGCACCGGCATACCCACAATGCCTTCTTGCCGTGCATTTCCCCAGCGTCTTCGCCCGGCATCCACGCGCCCCACTGCTTGAAAAACCAAGGCACGCCCGCCTGGCACTGGTCGCGTATCGACCGCACCCAGTCCGGCTTCATCGGTCGCGCGCCGGGGCCCGACTCGCCGCCGACGATTACCCAATCGAGTCGCGGCGCACATTTGCAGCCCGGTGCCTCGTTGCCCCACGTACCAAACTCCTCAATTGCCTCACATTCAGGACATCCGCACTCGTAATGGATGCAACCGCAATCACAGGGCACATCTTTCCCTGCTGAGTCCGCGGATGGGAACGGTTTCCGACAACTCGAACAAAACTCCTTGCTGTCGTTGCCTTCGTATCCGCAAGCCATGCATGACCAGGACGGTGGCAAGTAAGGTTCCAAATTCAGCGGACCCAGCAGCGGCTCCGCCGACACGAACCGCACGGCAGCCGGACAGTCCAGTAGGTGTGGGATTCGCTCGTCGGCTGTTTCCTGGTTCTCGATGGACGTGCCGAGCCAGACGTTTTGTAGGTATCCCCGATAGGTTGCCCTTATCAATTCGTCGTAGATGTCGTCGGTGCTAAGCTCGTCTTCATCCGTAGCATGGTAATCGCGGAAGCCACGATTGCATGCCTCGGTGGCCATCTGACTGCACCACACTCCCCATGCCGTTAAGTGCGAGCGGCCCGCGCCCTCCCACTGTTTTTGCAAATAATTGGCCATCCGCTCCGGCCGTTTCGTCAGCACCTGAAACGTATGCTGCGGACAAAGAGCCATCACGGTGAAAACCCTGTCGATGAACGCATCCGGCACGTCTTCGTGGAACAGGTCGCCCATTGAGCCGACGAAAATCATGCGCGGCTTTTTCCATCGCAACGGAGCGGCTAGTTTGTCGGGATGTAACGTCAAACGAAACGGATCGTCTGCCGGGTAACCGAATCGCCCGGCAAACCGTTTCGCCATCCGTTCCGCGTAGCAATGTGCACAGCCCGGGCTGAGCTTCGTACAGCCGGTAACCGGATTCCATGTGGATTCAGTCCACTCGATTTTAGTCTTGCCCATTGGTTCCTCCTGCCGCCTCAGCGGCTTCTGGATACTCATTCCACCGCCGTGCAATTTCGCGACCAAGTTGCACAGCATCACAGAACACGGCTTCCGCATCCTGCGCCCTGTCTCGCGAGTGCAACTGGATTTTGGCGAACGTAATGTTGATGCTTCCCTGAAAGCACAAGGAAACTCGGCCGTATTTGCGATTGCCGACACAAACTAACTTGTCGGTATCGGTGTCGATATCACCCTCTACGCAGTCGAATCGCTGTTTGAGTTTCATGCTTCACCTCCCGCCGCTTCAGCGGCTTCGTATGTTCCAATCGCGTCCAGTAAATCATCCGCCATCCGCCTCTCGGGAAGTCCCATTGGATAATCCTCCGCCATTGTTTCCAGCCGCTCGCGATTGTCGAGCAGTTCCTTTGTGAGTGCTTGCAGCCGCTTGATCTCGACAACGCCAGCCTCGATAGCTGCGAATGCTGCGTCGAGTTTCGCGTTGTACCCAGACAAGTCTCCGGCAAGTGCCCGGAGACGGTTGCCAACTTTCGCTTCGAGGTCGTCGCACTGAAACACAAGTGTAGCGCCCACGTACTCGCGAATCGTAGCTACTGCGTTTTTGAGTTCGTTTTCACTCACGGTTTTTCCCTTTCGGTTTAGTCTTGGTCAAAATAACACCTCTTGCCTCAGCCGGTTCGCGGCTATCTCGCAATACTTCTCTTCGATTTCCACCATGATGCACTTGCGGCCGAGGTCTTTGCAGGCTCTGCCGGTCGTGCCGCTGCCTGCGAAGGGGTCGAGGACGAGGCCGTCTGGTGTGGCGCTTAGTATGTCACGAACAAGCGGCAAAGGCTTCATTGTGGGGTGAATATCATCGCCGTCCCGCCGGTGTCGAAACACAGTACCCAGATCGTGACGGATGAAATTATCGGCAGTCCCCTTCGAGGCATGAAGTATAAATTCCGCCTGCTGCCTGAATCCGTTTCCCATGCCGAAGTGAATCTTGTCCCACACTAAGCACGAACGAGCCGACCACCCTGCGGATTCAATTGCTCCATGTAGAACTGGCCACTGCCTCCAGTCGATGAAGCTGAAAAAATGTCCCCCTCGAGCCGAGACTCTAAAAAGCTCGACGGCCAATAGTCGAACCATCATGGCAAAACCATGGGCACTCAGATTGTCTCCGCCAATCCATTGTTCGTGTTTTCCGTTCTCGCGCCGCATCTTTCCACGACTCCGCATTTGAGCGCTCTGGCGGGCACCGCTCGAATACGGCGGATCGGTGAAAATGGTCGCTACCAAAGAACTCTCGATCGACCCTAATAACTGCCAATCGCAGTTGTAAAGCGTAATGCCGTCCTTGCATTCGCAGGGTTGCTTTCCGCATCGGTAACAGGCAGGGAGCTTGGTCATTGGCCTTCTCCCGCAAACGCTGCGAATTCATCAAATTGTTTTGCCTTGAAATGCTCATCCACCCACGCCTGCAATAGTGCCTGCTCGTCCGCATTGCCAACGCTGCCGATGCTGCGACGGCTGTCCCTCCAATGCACCAACTCACAGAACCGTTCCTCGGTAAATCGTGGCAGTCCGGCAGTTCGCCACTGCTCGCCGGCACCGCAAGGGCACGCGACAACAGCCGAGTACAAGGTGAACGGTTGCCCGAGCGTGCCCTTCCGTGCCGCCTTGATGCTTTTTGATGACCACACGCATCGGACGCCTTGGTCGCGACATTCCCGGCAAGCGTATGTCTGCTGGCCGTCGGCGTACTGAATTGGTTTGTCCTTGAGCCGTTCGGTTTTCAGCCGGCGCGCCTCTTTGGCAATGACGGCCGCGATGTCGTCCTCAAGGAACGGCCGCCGCGGTTCGCCCGCAAGCATGTTTTCGGATGCCGCTTTGCAGTCTGGCAGGTCCGCGTGAGTAAGCACCTTCCGCCAGCCCTTGAGTGCCGGCCGGTGAATCGCGGCTTGTACCCACTTATTGAGTGCCGGATGTAGTTCAGTGTGGTATTCGAGCCAGTCGGTAAATTCATTGGCGTTCATGCGTCGTCCCCATCCAAGTTCAAGTCAGCAGCACGGAACGGCTTGGCGTCCGGTTCGTTCTCGCCACGTACCCAGGCAGCCGGGTCATCGTCATAGTGGCCTTGATTCAACCAGGGCGTCGGTCCCCAGCAGTACTTGGTCTTGGCAGTATCCGACTCAGCAAACAACGCCAGCCGTTCCAGCAGGTAGGCATGAGCGTCCGGCTGTAGACGGAGCCGGATGACGGCTCGCTTATATGCCGCGGCAGCAGCTTCCTTGCCTTGGCGCCGAACTTTGGGGAACGCTTCCCAGAATGTCTCGAAGTGTGTTTCGTAGGGCGCGCGCTTCCTGGTACTTACCTTCCCTTCCATTCCTTTCCCTTCCCTTCCCTTCCCTTCCGGGGGTGAGTCACCATCGCGTACCTGGCGAGTACCCGGCGCGTCACCAGCGAGAATCTTAGCCCCTTTTTCGCTGTTGCAGAGCTTACAGAGCAACCTTAGATTGTCCATCTTGTTCG